ACATCCAAGATGCGGGCGTCACGAGGGATCTGGTTGCAAACCCAGCGCTCAGCAATCGCACGACCCAAAGCAATGAAACCATGGGTGTGGGGTGAGCGACTCACGAGAACTGGCTCGATGCGATAATGGCGGCGAATGAGGGCGGCCATCGCGTCGTCGAACTCGAAGGGAACGTCGTAAGGGGGCAGGCGACGTCGGTTGTCTTGAGCCGGTCGAGGGGTGGGCTCAGAAGCAACGGTTCGCGTGTCGTCTCCAGTCTGATTTCCTCTCTCAGAACCGGGGGGGGCTTCTCGCGGCGCAGATCGCGCGGCGGGGCGCCCGCCGTCTCGGCGGGCGTTGTCTCGCTGACGTGTATCATCGCGGCGGCGCCGGACCTCTGCAAGGGGAGGAAGTCTGGCACCACTCTGAGCACGCTCTAGGGCGGCATCAGAGACTTCGGTCGGTGACATTTCATTCTCCCAGTCATATGCCCTAGGGGGGGCACGTTGGGCAATTTCGTCATCCGTCCGAAAGCCCCCAGGAGCAAAGTATGCATCCTGGGAATCAGCGTCCCACTGATCAAAGTCAGGGGGGAATCTGTGGTTGCCTGGAAGGGATCGTGCAACCACGGGTTGGGAACCAGTGGTTCCCTGTGCACTACCTCCACGTGCGCGCCGTCCGGCGGGGCGGGAGGTAGGGTTTGCTCGCGCAACCTGCGGGGCCCTGTCAGCTGAACTAGCTGCCGGCGGGTTAGCCCGGGGTGCACGAGTGCCGTTTCTGCGTCTGCCGGCCGGGACACCGCCCGGACCATCAACAAAAACAGCCGTCGGCAGCGTAGCATTCGCTGCCGAGGGGGGAGCCGTACCGCGACCACGAAAGAAGGCAGCACGCGCAGTGCGGTCTCTTCGTGGTGGTTGCTGCGGCGCAACTACAGCCAATGGAACATTGCCCCCTCCCGCATTCCCAGTTCCGGGGGTAGCGAGGTGTGCGTAGACATCCTCAACCGCCACGCGAGCGTGGGGGTTGTACATGCTTTCGGGGGGGACCGAAGTGGTCCGAGGGGCAAGAGGGTCCATGGGTGGTGCTCGGCTCAATCTCTAACTCGTTAGGAGGCTTATTTCGATAAGACTTTGGTTTTGGAAACAGTAGGTAGGAATCAC